TTATATCTGTATTGAATAGAACTGCCCACATCAGGGCGATATCGTCGCTCTCTGCGGCATCTTTCAGATTCTTTGCAGCAAGCAACATATATTCTTTTATCGTGTCTTTATCGGACATGGCGCGCACCTTCCGGCGCGAGTTCCCACATCATCTCGTTCAACGCTTTGTAATCAAGCTGCGCCGAATACCAGTTAATCCTGTCCGGCGTTTTCTGCGTGATTAAACCTGAGTCAGCGACAAATTGCTTGTACGGCGCTTTGCCTTTGTAATCTTTCATGAAATCGACAGCGCCTCGGTATAAAGGTTCGTCATTGTTAATCCACAGAGAAACATTCCATGTTGCGTAATTCTTCCAGCCTTCATACTCGGTCATTTATCGCTCGCAATCATCGTCAGGGCTACCGTGAGCCTCGCAGTAATAGTAAGTTTTTCCGTAATCGGATTTGCAATGCGGACAATGCTCAACGCCGTCTATCATTAACTTGTCGGCATCTATATATTCACCGGCGCACTCTAAGCAATAAGCCAAACGATCACCCCATGCGTCAATCCAAAGGCGATGCGATTTTGCGCGTGCTTCGTCTAATAGGCTCATAGTCCAACACACTTTTCCATCGTTCCCCAGCAGTAGCCGTTGCCTACCCACCAAATATGGTTCACGACATAATAAGCTGCTACGAGAGCCGGAATACCAATAAAAATAAATGCCACAGTTCTGCGGCGGCGTACATATTTGCGTTGCATTTTCATTCTGTTTCTGTCCTTTCAGTTCTAATATGTTCAACGGGTGCGCTCCATGTGCGCGAGTGCGGCGCTCTAATTGCTAAGCGCGCGGTGCTGCCATCGTCCCAAATTGTTACGAGGTACTCGATATCGTGTTCATCGCGGAATACATGAGTGATCACGCTGTTACCGCCTGACCCCAAGCGCACCATTCGCACTCATAAAGAGCATCTCCGTAAGGCGAGCATTCATATTTGATAAGGCGATTAACGAACCCGCCTTTACTACCGCACCATGCGCAAATAGCCATTACGCCACCTGCCAATTTTTTATTTCTGCGCAATCGAAACACGCAATCATTATTTTGTCGTTCCTCTTGACGAGATAACTATTCGTAATTTTTTTACCGCAATTCGCGCACATTAGAACGCCTCTCTATACGATAGTGTTTGTTCCTCACGCGCCTTCACATAGGAATCTTCACGCATAAACGCGTTCCAGCATTGACGGCAGATGCCGACTTCTAACCAAATAGCGCCGAAGCTGGCGTGTACGAAAGTTTTCCAAGCGCGGTCAGGAGCGAAACCGCAATCTGTGCAAGTAACCATTAACGAACCACCTTTACCTTAGTGAGTTTAATCGGCGCTGCGAAACAATGAATGCAAGATTCGATAGCGCCATATTCGTTCCAGTAATATTCAGCAATAATCATGCAATCGTCACATTGACCGTGACCGACGGTAGGCATTTTGATAGACATAATTACTTACCTGCCTTGCTTGCGCGTAGGCTTTCCAAGCGGCTTTCAAGAACTACCGGAGCATTTTTGTTATCTCCGCCAATGTTCCATACGAACATTTTATGTAGCCCAATTACTCCGTCGTTCTTCCAGTCATAAGCAGTAACACGCAACCCGTCAAGGTATCCGGCAAAGTTGCAAGTGCTTTTATCTCCGCTGCCGAGGTCATAAAGTAATTCACTCAACTCTGCGCGGGTTGCCGCAACATAACCTTGCAAGCAAGTACCAATGACCGAAAGTGATTGTAATTCGCTGGTTTTAGGCATTTGTTTTTCCGTTCTTTGTTTTGGGAGAACCTGCGGTTCTCGGTTAAGGCTAATTCAACCTCACAAATTACGAAAAGCCAAGGGATTACGAAAATTATTTTTCAGCGAGCCTTATTTCAACTCCAGGAGATGTGCCGTAGATTTTGTAGGCACGGATGTCGGTTACTTGACTATCATCTTGATATGCGATGCCGGTTAAAGCATCAAGGACTGCGCGCACCAATTTATCAAGGTCAGGTGCTACGGTCGGTAAATCTCTTTTAACTGTTTTAGGACGAGGCATAATGAACACCATCGTTATTTCTACTGCTGAACCAAGCTGCGTTACGCCGGCTAATTTTGCGGCAAAGCCGATAGTCGATCGCCACACGGCAAGGGCAGAACCCTGCGAGTGTAAAACGCGTCCATGAATTACTTTCATGCTCCCTTGCGGAACAGGAATTCCATCTGCGCGAAATTCAATCACATTACAATAGTAACGGAGTCCGTAAATACCTGATGGGTATATCCGGTTTCGTTTTGTAAGTAGAAATCGTAAGCGCGGTTGTAATCAGATTCGAAAGATTTCACAATCCAAGTTTGGTCGCCAACGAGGACGCGGTCGCCTAGTTCGACCTGCTCCGGCTTAATTCGTGCAGTAGTCATAATCACCCCCAATCGTGAGGCTGGTCATAATCTAATAGTAATGCTTACGGGTAATTTAAGCAACCCTTACACCTCCGGATAGGCGTCATACCCGTAACACCCGTCACTAAACCCGTTTCAAGATTTCCTTCAATGATTCGGGCATAGGAACGCCTCTAGGCACCTCGTCAGAGGTGAACCTAGGCGGTTGCACCGTAGGGCGGCTATTCGCCTCTCTGAACCCCGTTTGCGGCGGTTTCTGAGGTAGCGGGTCGTCTAGCCATTGCTCCGCATTTAGCCATGTCGCCGGATAGGGAGTGAACGCAGCTTCGCGGTTAGGGTCAGAGGCAAACCGTAGTGCGCCGGCTATGACGGCTTCCTGATCTCCGGCTTTGATTTTCTCCCATGCTTTTCTTGCGGCTCCTTTGGCGGTTTTCCGAGGATAGGCTTCCCAAAATTCGTCAAACTTTTCAGGGTGAGTTAAGGATGGTTTATTAGAATGATTCATAGGGCGCGAACGCCGCCCCGTGTCCGGCGCGAGCGCCGCCTCGTTAGGTTCCGAACGCCGCCCCGTCATCTCGCCGCCCCGTAGCATTTTCAGCCGGATTGTGTAGAGATTAGGTCGCCTGTCCTCACGAGTGTATTGAGTGCCGCCGGCTCGTTTTTCTAATTTCAGCCAGCCGGAAGCCACCAATTTGTTCACGGTGCGTTGCACGGTACGCACAGACAAGCTGGCGCGGGTAGCAATCGTTTGCTGACTCGGCCAAGCGTTATCGCCTTCATCGCTGGCGTGGTCTGCAATTACCAACAGAACCATCTTTTCAGTAAGCGGAAGTTTCGTTCTCCACACTTCGCTCATTATTTTTATGCTCAACTAGGGTCTCCAAAATCTGTAAGAAGTCGATGCCGCGTTCGCTGAAATCGTCAATCACCTTTAGGAGCAGGGGAGTCATTTCCCCTAGTAGGAGCGCGTTGCGTTCATGGGTGGTCATTCCACCCCAAATACCGTAATCCTCATTTTGCAGGGCATACTTTAGGCAGCTTTGCCATATCGGGCAAGCGCAGCAAATATTGCGGTAGATATCAATACGCATGATCTCACGAACCCCTCGCTGCTCTTCGAAAGCATAAAAGAGGTTCGTGGGCATATCTCTACACGCAGCTTGGTTCCAATTTACCTCGCTATACCTGAACAACCGATTGCTCCCGTCGGGTCGTAGAAATCACAATACGAGAAGCAGTATGGAACAGGTTTCTCCGGTTGTGGTGGCGGCGCGCCGTCTGCGATGTTCTGCTTAATCTCACCAAGCCAAGCCAACGCGGTTTCCGCGATAGCCGGATTGTATTCCTCGATATGCGTCCGGATTTCCGCCATAACGCCGTCACGAGGAATAGCCACGAGTGATACCTGTTTAACTTCATAGCCGTTCTTTTCTAACAGCCATCCATAAACTTGCACCTGCCAGCGCTGTGATTCGCTAGGGAAATAGCGCAGGTTCTTTTTAGTCGTTGTTTTCCAATCTACGACTAAGCCGGCGTCCTTAATGAATAAATCACAATGACCCTTAATACCGCCGAACTCGAACTCCTGCTCAATGAGGAAATTATCTCCAAACGGATCTTCGCGCTTAATAGCGTCGCTGACTCCGGCGTGAATAAAAGTGCCGAGGATTGCTGCTAGGGATTCGGTGTCGTGATTGGTGACCGGAGTTCGCTGTAATAGGTGATAAACCTTTCTACGGCAATCTCCGAGGGATGAAGGACCGATTTCCACCTGCTTACTGCGGTCGCGGTTCTTATCCCATGCGTTTAATGATTTCGATAATAAGCCGTTTAAGTCAGTCACTTTGAGTCCTATACTTGTGTAGTTGAGTATTGAGGGCATGAATTGCTACCTCAGATGAGCAGTTGTTCGCCTTCATATACGCCTCAATCCACGCGAAATAGAACATTCCCATTTCCGTAGGCACGAAGCGATCTTCGTCGTTATATTCCTCGCTCATAGTTCCATCGCCGTTCTGACCGATGTGCCGATACTGCGAGCAATATCTACCTGCGTTTTAATGCGTGAGATATTTTGCCGAACCGAGCGCACCGTAGCGTCAATAGACGCCATCTGAAAATGCAAATCCTCATTCTCAATCAGCGCTAAATCTTCTCTCTCTTGTACGGTGTAGTTCTTACCGGTAGGAGAAGAAACCGATGCGTACTTCATGCGTGTTTTAGCGAGAGCAATTTCGTACGCAGCTTTAACTTCGAAATAACTTTTCTCAACCGACTCGGAGTACGACTGAGCATCGTCAATTTCTTTGCTGAGGTCATAGAGGCGCTTTTCAATCTGCGCCGGCGTTACGACTTTATTCATCTTTTGGCACCGCCTGTAACTTGCGCTTCTTTAATTCGATATCCATGACTTTCCATGTGTCGGCAGATATATCGAACAAATCCGGCTCTAAGCGGAAGCCAGCTTTTTCTAGAAGCTGCGCGAGGGTAACGGGGTTATCAAACTCCAACACTGTTGCCAATCTTTCCACCATGACGATGTGGTGCTGAACAGCGACCATGTATCCAACAGGCGGGTCAAACTTGTTTTCTTTCTTGCTCATATCATCATGCCTTCCTCGATTGTGCGCCACACAATGCAGTTATTGCCTCGCGCGTTTTTACGGGTAGTTCCGGAGTCAATGACGAGTCCATCTTTCACGAGTTGACCCCGTGAAGGACGGACATTATCGCCACTCATATTTAGGTTCGTTTGGATTTCTTGGTCAGTAGCGCCATGTAATCCGCGATTGAGAATAAACTCATAAACCTTGCGATTAATAGTGCCTATTTTTGGCTCTACCTTGATTTTTGCCTCGATTGAAGTGCGTTGCAAGGTCATGCGTTTTCCAATTTCATCAACTTCAACACATGCTTGTATGCCTCTAGCGCACCGGTTATTTCCCAATAAGATGAATCCGCGCCATCCTCATTTTTTAACTCTTTGTCTAATACACGGATAAGTTGTTCTACCTGCTCCTGCGCGCTCATGCGAGTTCCGCCACGCGAGCATTAAGAGCATCTTTGAGCGTAGTGTTATCTACGCGCAGATCGAGCAAATCCTTTTCGGTATTCCAAATTGCTCGTAATGTGTCTTTATCATTCACAAAGGCGAGATCTTCAAGCAGCTTGGTTATGCGCTCAGATTCAGCCTTGGTTGGTAGGCGTGTTGGGGCAGAAGATTTACGAGGTTCTTTTTCGTAGCGCTCTACCTTTTCCATTTCCTCACGGCTAGGACGCTTGCCGCCGGCGTACCCACAATTTGCCAAGCCGCGACCGATTGCCGAGGTTTCCGCGTTTTCTAGGGCTGAGGTTTTATTGACGGGTGAAGCACCTACGATTTCTTCTGCGTAACCTGTGGCTACCGGAGTTGTGTCCTCGCGGTCGAAATAAATCTCCGCATAGACGATAAATCGGCGTTCATCATGGAACTCCAACTTGGTGAGGATTCTGCCCTCTGGGTGGTCTGTCCAAAATCGGACAAGTCGGGCTTCAACGGTTTCGTAACTGTCTAAGTCAAATCGACCCATATTTATACTGCTTTCGTAACGGGGGAGCATGGTTGCTCCGGTTGAAACGAATTATGGTGGTCAAATTACGAAAAGTAAAGTTTCAGCGTTTCATTGGCGCGCCGCGCATAATTGGTGAGAGGATAGCGCCATGACGAAAATATCCATGAGCCTTTACGCCCTACTGGTCGAGGTAGAGTGCGATGCTAATCATCCTGACGCGGTTACTGATTTAGCCAACCGTGCTTCTGTGCTATTTATGACTGCCTTAACCGCCGCAAAGAACAACGGCATTGATGTTATGAGAGTTTCTTCTCTTGATGATGACGAGTATGAGGACGACTAACGAGCAATTATTGCGTAAGTAAGCGCCGTAACGGTAATTACAGCAACAAAAATCACGACAGCCACAGCCCATTTCTTGCCGACTAAAAAACCTTTATCGCGCGTGTCGTAACCCATTTAATCCAGCCAAATCTTGTAACTAGCGGTTACGCGTCCCTTAATTGGGTCTACGAAGTGCAAGCGCTGAGAAGGCGTTGCTGAAGCTGCGAGCATAACTCCTGCGTATCGGTTGTCGGATTCGGTAGAGCCAGTTTGGTAGACACTTCCTTGACCATTCGCCATTGCCCACTCTGCGTGCGTGTGATAGTGACCAATGTAGACATCTCGAAACTCCCACGGATAACTTCCGCTTCTCCATCGGTTTGCGTGTTGAACGATTGCTCCGGGACTAGCAAATCCATTTCTACCTACTTCATCTCCGTGAATTAACAGCGCACGGTAATTACCGATTTCAACCCGTTGAATATCTTCCGGACACTCCTGCCAAATTAGCCTTTTCTCCCCCGCCAATAATTGACGAGCCAATTCATAACACATCCGGTCAAAGTTATCACTACGAGGAACATTATCCCTTTTGCTACCGATGCGTCCATGATTGCCCCATTCCGGAACGACTGTTACCTTTTCGTAATTCGCCAGCGCGTACCGGATAACATCTACGCAAAGCCGGCTTACATTGACATATTGCTCAAATAGCGTTGAGTCAATTTCGAACGCCTGAGAAGGGAAATTGAACAATCCCTCAACCATGTCGCCGCCGAACATCACCACGCATTCATTGACCGGATGATGCTTGCGCTGAATATCGGTTATCGCTACTGCCTTTTCCATAAATTGCAGTACGCGCTCGCGCATAATCTCTGAATTGTAAGAAGTTGTTTTCTTGGCTCCCTGCCAATCCGTCATATGCATTAAGGCTATTTCGGGTTTGCCATGTCCTTTAGAAACTTTCGGACTAGGAATAGGTGGAATCTTACCCGCCGTAAGCTGCGCTGCATACGCCGCGTTGTGAGTTGCTTCAACAAGGTCATCAACTTTCTGTCGTGTCTGTGCTAATTTTTTTTGTAGCCGCATCAGGGCTAAACGGAGTTCTTTAACCTCAGTAGACTCAATGCCTTCAGGTAAATTGTCTAACTGATCTTTTAGACTCATTCCTCGCGCGCCATCGCAATCTTACGCCCGTGAATTGTGTACCCCATTTTGTCATCCCAACTATCTTCCCAAATCGGATTAGCGAAGCAGCGCACGGTCTTGTATGCGTCTAATAAAAGCGCTACCTGCCACGCCGGAATAGGGTCAGTCTGTAAAAGGGTTCCCCAAATACGACCGGTCTTGGTGAAATTGGTTTCAGCATCGCCGTAAATACTTTGGCGTTCTTCTAATACTTCATCTACTCGCTCTTTGGACACCGGCATTGTCCTTTCACATGGTTCCAATATGAATCCGCGCTGCTCTTATGCCCTTCTTCGCGGAGAGCATGAACAATCACGCGCGCCGGTAGGTTCTGTGCAATCGCTTGTTCGAGCGCAGCTTTATCTTCTTTCGAAAGTTTCTCAATGATTGCGCCAAAAGGACAATACGCCGATTTCTCTTTTGCGTAGTCGGCTAATTTCTGTGCTAAACCCATAAGATCGCCTCTCTGTCGCGAGAAGGATAACCTTATTTATAGCCTAAAGCAATCCTTCATACGCGAGTTCGAAGAAATCCATCTGCTCATCTACATCTCGGTATAACGGCACTATCACCGTAACCGGCGTTTCACTCGACATTATTTACATACGGAGTCACGATATGGCTCTCCGGTTGAACATTTGGAGAAGTTGAGGGATTGTGTGGCACAGCGCCGCCGCCTAACGCCGAAATGCCGACCATGAGTAAGTGGTGCGCATCTGTGGCATAGCCGCAAGCCATCCAAGTAGTCATAGCCGTGCCGCTAGCGAGCGCAATAGCCTTCGGGCTGGTAAGCGGTACGCGTATCATGGCAATTCTTTCATTAACGAATCATAGGTGGATTTATCTACGATACCCGTTTGCGGCGCTCCCTGTGCCTTCTGAAAGGCTTTTACAGCCGCTACCTGAGTAGGCGACCACGCTGAGTTTTGCGCTGCTCTTGCCAGCACTCCTGCCTTGAAAAGAGCATTTTCAACAGCAAGTTCCTGCGGCGTTTTACTTTTAGCAGGGAAAGCGGATGCCGACCAAGCTGGCGCGGTGAAAGTCGTTTTAGTGGCTGCCGGTGGTGTAGTGGTGTGCGTCATCGCCATACCCGTTCCGCCTAAAGCGGTCGTTGCGGCGAGTCCGCCGGCTACGAGTTTATTAGTACCCCATGAGGTCGTAGGGCTAAGAGGCGTTTCGTATTCCGGACGCACGATAGCGAGGACATAGAGATAAGCGCGGTGCCGGATATACACGCCATGCCCGTTATATTGCGACACATTGGTCATATGTTCCGGACCCGTGTTGCCTTCTACGGTAGTAATCCCGTCTTGCGAAGCTGCTACAACAATCCCGACATGGTCAGCGATCCCGTTACCCGCCCATGAGAAGAAAACAATATCTCCGGGTTTGCCGTCGTACTTGCCGACTACGGCTTTCTTTTGCTGGAACCATGATAAACCAGTTGGGCAATAGGAAAATCCTTTTGTCGTTTGTGCCGCGACTAAGTGCGAAAGATTATTTTGCGCAAATACCCACGACACAAACATCGCGCACCAAGGCTCGTTAGGGATACCGTACCAATCGCCGTAAGGGTTGGCATCGGTGCTACCGCCGTAGAAGCCAGCTTGCTTCTGCGCGGTGTTAATTATGTCTAGTGCGTTTGCCATAGACATATCTTACCTATTTTGTTGTATTAGCCTTTGCTACCTTGTTGCCCTCAGCAACAGCCGCGTCTACCGCAGCTTCAACGAGAGGTGCAGGAGCGCCGGTTGCAGCGGTAATGTTATTAACAAGGCTCTTAGGATTCACCTTAGCCAAGATAGGTACAAGCAATCCGCCTACGAGTGCGCCGATAACGACTTCTTTTGCGGTGCGGTGTCCGGTCTGGAAAGTTGCATAGCCGGCGGCTAGTACGCCGTAGCCGTAATGCTCAATCAGCGCTTTCTGCATTGCTGTTAGTTTGATCTTTGCCATTGTCATCTCTTTTCCCTATGAGGTTGCGGACATACTTTTCTGCTTCGAAATCGCTGGCCGATGCGTGATGTATTCCCCCTACGCCACGATGGTGCTTCTCACAAAGCCATATTAAGTTGTCGGCTGATTCTACCCATGCCCCGACTGAATTAGGGTCGGAAACTCCGGGATAGTCGGCTTCTAGCCATTCGAGGTCTACCCCGTTTTGCAGGCTAAACTCAATATGAGCGTGATGTAATTCTAATCCGCCATCGCACTCAGAGAAGTCTGAACGATGTCCTCCGATATTGCACTTGGCTGATGCCTTGGTTCGCTCGCGGAAGGCATTAAAGTCTTTGTAATTCGGGTCATTCTCGCGTGGTTCGTGAGCAGGGTAATGAACCACATACGAGTTAGTAATTTTCTGATCGTGCGCATCCATCTAGTTTATGTCTAATTTCGTCTTAATGATAGCCTGATTTACTTGCAAATCGTGTAAGGTTTGGTCTTGACGGTTCAGCTGGTCTTTCATTGACCCGCCGCCGTTCTCATATAACTGATATTCAATTTTGTCGAGGCGCTTGTCCATCTTACGGAACATACGGTTAAGCCAAAAAATAGGTGCTCCTATAATTACGATACTTTCTAGTGCCGCCCAAATGGCGTTAGAGATAGTTCCGGCATTGTTCCAAAATAACATCAGCAGCGCCCTTTCGGGTTATGTCCAACTGAGTACGCGCACCGTTCCGTTCGCATCCACAATCTTTGCTTGATTTGTGGTCGTATTAAGCCACGCGTCCCCAATTCGAGGGTTCGTAGGATCTGATGATACAGGAGGGAAAGTGAATCGCGCAGCAAGTTCTAATTTACGAATGCGGTCAATAATTCCATCGAAAGTCAATCGCAAATCCGGCGCGTGGTTAATGTAACCCATTAGATGCTCCCTTGTGTCACAGTTAATGTTACGCGCTCCGGTTTATCTTCACCGGCGTCAATAGAAATCGCGGTAATTCTATACACCGTGTCTAAAGTATCGGGGAAACGAGAGTCGGTGATAATTACTCGCACATCGTCGCCTAATTCGTAAGTACCGTAAACGGGGTCAATATAAGCTGGCACGGCAATTTTTAGCGTTACCGGCGGATATGAAGTTGCGTTCAGCATTCCCTGAGTAATGCTCGTTAATAGCGCAGGGTCGTAAATATCGGTGAAATTGCCTTGCTCCTGCAATAATGGCCAACCGGTCGCCAATTTAGTTGAATCATCAACTATCTCTACGAGTTTGCCGAAGCCGGAACCCGCGCCGAGTCCGTAAATTTCATTCGCAGCTTTCGACCCATCTTCAGGGTATTGGTATTCCACAATGTTTCCGGGAAGTTCAAATACCGGAATAGATGGATTGTTAGGGTCGTAGCGCGTACCGCTGTGAGGGTAGTAAGTATTAAACGATTTAGCCGGATTGCCCGAGCCGTCATAATAAACGCTAATTTCGAAATCGAAACCGTTATTGGCTTTAGATAAATCCTGAATCGCTTGGAAAATAGTTTTTAATTCATAGTTATAGTAAAGGCGGCTGATGATAACGCCGGATGTGCTACTGCTTCCGGGATCTTGGTTGAATAACAAACCGAGGCTGCCGTGCGGCTTACCTTCAGCATAGTTCATTAAGTTGAGCGCGATGGCTAATTGGTCATAACCGGTATATGGGAGTGTGTCGGTGATGCGCCGGCGCTCATAATAAGAGAGGAATTCGCGCGCCGTGAGGCTCATGCGCTGGTCAGCAGATGAGTATTCGCGTAGCCATACTACGCCACCCCATACCAATTCGCCATTGCGATCTACATAGATAGCGCAGCGCCCCGGAATAGTAGCCGCATTTACATTGAGTCCGGCTGTATCTATGCCTGAGAGCAGCAGATGTCCGGTGAAAGTACCCGCGACATTCAGCTGCTCTGTGAAAGTAACCCCAGTAAGAGGTAACTCAGCGAGTATCTGATTAGTCAGTAAATCCGCAAAAAGGTATCGGTATAGGGTCGCCATACCTTTATCCTACTAGAGCAGTAACCTCATCAGAAGTTAAACCGAGTTTAGCCAACTTAGCCTGAGCCGAAGCAAGTGCGTCAGCCTTAGCCTTTGCAGCAGTTTCTTCTTCAGCCTGACGAGCAGCGAAATCGGCAGCAGCCTTTTCCTGTGCTGCAATTTCGTCAGCAGTCATGTCGCGTGTAGTTGAGATGCCGGTTGAGCAGTCAATCTCTACGACCTGCGGTGTATCTATTGCCATTTGTTTCTCCTTAGTTATGAGTTTTTGATGCCGTAAAGGGTAACTTCAGAATATGGTGCTAAATAAGTTGCATCTGAAAAATAAAGAATAGAGGTGATTGCGCTTGTTGAACGATACAAACCTGCTTTTAATCCCATGTATGTAGCGGTAGCGTTGTTTTCCATTGCACCATCTACAATAACTTGTTTGTAATTAGAAGAGGTGTAATTAGAAATATAAATTGTCGCGTTATTAAACACATTTGCGGTAAAACTTGATTCGTTAATAAATCCAGCACGAACAACAGAATCTCCCGTTGTTCGATCTGATGCTGTTGAACTTCCAGTTCCATATATTTCTGTCCAAGAATATATGCTAGAAGAATCAGTATTGAATCGTATGTAATCGTTTAATCCACCAGAAAGAGCGCGAGTAGATGTAAAAATTTGCAAATCTGTGTAAGTTTGTGGAATAGATGAAAATGTTATTGAACCTGTTGTGTTATTGCTTACAGTGTAAGTAGCAATCTTAGTAAATGTATTAGCCATATTATGCCGCCTGAATTCCGTAGAGAGTAAATGTTGAACCAGCCGCCCAATAAGTAGATGCGCTAGGAAAAATAACTACTGTTGTGAGTGCATAAGTGTTTCTTTTTAATCCCGCAGAAAAATAAGTTAAACCGCTACCATTCATATCGTTTGCATTGCGAACTAACCAAGTTTTGTAAACATTTGGATTAGAGTAATTAAACAAATCTAATGTAATTGTGCCAAACATACCGCTTGTTGCGTTTCCCGAAGGAACATTGCCAATAGTGGTTTGATTTACACCCGTTACTCGCCCACTTACTGCGGTGCTTCCATTTCCTTGCATATATGTAAAAGATTCATCTGATGCGTAAGGTGCAGTATAAAAATATACATCTTCGTTTGTTGCGGAAGCAATTCCTCTAGCGTTAATTACAATTCTTAAATCAGTATAATTTGATGGAATAGAATTAAATTGAATATCGTGCGCGGTGTTTGCTGGCGCAGTATATGTGTTAAGAACTGTATAAGTTGATTGCGCAGTCATTATGATCTCCTATGCAATTCCGTAAAGGGCAAAGTGGCTATATTGTAAAGCACCACCGTAAGGTGATAGTGTAATTGAAGTAATAGGGCTAAAATTATTAAGCCAAGCACCACTTGTTAAATTAACATCACCGCTTCCGTTATTATCAAATCCTGATAATCCTCGTACAGTTTTATATTTTGATGTGTTTGTGTAATCAAGAATATCTAAAACACCTACGCCAAATACTCCGCTTGTTGTGCTTGCGCCAGCGAATGAATACCAACCGATTGAAGTTGAAGCGCCTTGCGAACCACTTGTAGCTGAAGATCCATCTCCCTGTAGAGAGTGTTCAGTGTAGTTGCTACTACCGTCACCATTAAATTGAATAAATACTGGCAGTTGATTTGATGAAGTTGCGCACCGAACAAAAGCGCGTAGCTGTAAGTGTGTGTAATTTTGAGGTATATTTGTAAAATATATGTATCCAACACCAAAATTATTGGTATTTACAAAGGTAGAAATACTCGAATAAGAATTAGCGCTGGTTATAGCACCTGAAGTAGCTGAAGAAGCTGTACCCAAGTTGTTAATAGCCTTAGCCGTAAAGGTTGTTGATGATCCCAGAGTTACTGGCGCCACAATAGGGCTAGAGCTGCCATAAGTGGTATTGCTACTG